GTTTTAGAGTTTGAGTCTGAAATTGAAGGCTTTGGTTCTGTCATGAAACAGCGCCGTGTTACACGCAAAATTAACGAAGATGCTGCTGAAGCGATCATCACAGCAAAAGGTCTTGAAGATAAACTGTACAAAACTATTCGTGTTGTTGATGAAGATGCACTTATGGCATCGTTATACAGCGACGAGTTGACAGAAGAAGAAATTGATGAGATGTACCCACAGAACGTTGTGTGGGCACTCGTAATGAATAAGAGGTAGCATGCCTGGACTGCGTGGGGAAGATGAGATTCTTAAAGCATTTGAGGATCTTGAGTATCTCCCTGGATCAAAGAAAAAACGCAAGGCTCCAGACCCTAAAGTTTCTCAACGTAAATCCGTTGAGGAAGGTGCGTGGGATGCAAATCCCATCATCAAAACACTTGGTGGAAAAGAGACAGAGGTATTTACAATCGGCGCATTAGCGCTTGCATTGGAAAAAACCATTGTCACTGTCCGACTATGGGAACGCAAGGGGTATATCCCACGTGCCCCGTATCGACTTCGGTCTAAAACTCTAGCGGGTAAAAAGACTGGAGGAAATCGGGTTTATACCAGAGAACTCATAGAAGCAACTGTTGACGAGTTTACTCGTCGGGGTTTGCTAGGATCAGCCCGTGTTGAGTGGAATCAACATGATGATCTTACGGACGCTCTCATCAAGCGTTGGAAAGACATAACTAGCCAAGAGAGCCAATAGGCCTCATTACCAGAAAGCCGATCATGCCAATTACAAAGCCAGCGGTTGATGCCGCAGACTATCTAGAAACAGATAGTGAAGATATCCAACCTAAAGTTGGAACTACAGTCCAAAAGGGCTGGGGTGCAGTCGATGATATCGCTGCTCCATCACAGAGTGGGGATTTCCCTACTGANTTTCGTTTTAGTGAGGAACCACAGTTAATCAAGTTCCTCGAAGACGAACCATTTGCTGTATACGAACAGCACTGGATCGAACGNCCAAAGGGTAAGAAGTCCTTTGTTTGCATTGGCGATACCTGCCCAATGTGTGATGTCCTTGGTGACAAGCCTCGTGGCAAGTTTGCCTTTAACATCACTGTTCTTAGTGGAGATGTGACTGGGGTTCAGATCCTCACAGCACCACCACTACTCGTACGTCAACTNCGTAAGATCAATGAAGATGACCGCAAAGGACCTCTATCAAGAGAGTTCTGGGAAGTTTCTCGTCTAGGTACAGGCCCAACGACTTCATACAACTTGAACTATGTTCGTGGTCGGGATCTAGAAGAGGAATGGAAGTTGAGCGACACTGTCGTTCAGGAACTAGTAGCAAGNGCTGTTCCCTTCACAGCAGAAGTAATTCGTGAGACCCCTCGCTCCGAAATGCTCGAAATTGCTCGTTCCATAGCGTAAGCGCTTCCAAGTAGGGGGAGTCTGTACTCCGTTTCCAGGCTCCCCTTACACTAACNATCTGAGGGGATAACATGAACATCATTACAACAAAAGAACAATTAGCAGAACTTGTTGAGTACTACTCCAAGCAACCTGCGTTTGCATACGACACTGAAACTGTCGGTGAAAATAGAATTCAGCCTGTAGTAAACGATGTTCTTTGGATATCTATGGCAACTGAAGGACGAATAGATGTCATTCCTATGGGTCATCCCAACGGTGAGTTCTTGCATTGGGATAAAGAACTTCTTCTTAGTGGTCAACGTAAGTTAGAAAAAGGAAAAGAACTTACTGATGCTGATTACTCCAAGAACCAAGCACGATGGACACCAGTATTTGGTGAACCACCTGTTCAATTACTTCCAGGAGATGTGTTTGCTGCATTAAAGCCACTGTTCTTTAGTGATCAACTTAAGATTGGTCACAACATTAAGTTTGACCTTAAATCTATCGCTAAGTATTACCGAGGTGTGGTTCCTAAAAAACCTTTCTTTGACACTTTGATGGCTTCATTTCTTATCGACAATCGAACCAANAACTCTTTAGGTCTTGCAGACTGTGCTAAGAGAGAACTTAAATTGCATGTTGAAAAAGGTGTCGGAGCACAGGTTGAGGTTCATTCCTTTACCGATGTTGCCAAGTATGCAGCCCTTGATGCAGAGGCTACATGGCGTCTGTACCTATCGTTGGCTCCTAAACTTACTGGTTCATTACAGCGAGTCTGGAACTTAGAGATGGATGTTGTTGCAGCCTTATGTGACATGGAATTGGCTGGTGCAACTATCGATGTTGAAGAGATGAAGAAACTGCAGAAGCGCATTGAGATTGACCTAGACCTAGCCAAAGGCAAAGCGTACAAGTTGGCTGGTAAAGCGTTTTCGATGAACTCAGTCCAAGAAAAGCAGAAACTTCTATTCTCTCCTAAAGAAGAGGGTGGTCGTGGGATTAAGCCAAATCTCAAGATTAAAGTCGCCCTAACAACAAAGGGCCAAGAAGTTGCCTCCTCTAGCCCGGACAAACTAACTATTAATCATTACTCAGTATCAGCAGATGCTCTTGAGTTCTACCGAAATAAAGATGAACTAGTAGACGCTATTTTGGGGTACCAAGACTTAAANAAGTTGATGACTACATATGTAGTTCCATATCTTGGTGGAGACACCACAAGAACTAACTTGGGTAAGTCTAGGATCGTAAACAAAAAGTCACTCATGGTAAAGGGAAAGGTACATACCAACTTTAAGTCCCATGGTGCAGAGACTGGTCGTTTCTCATCGTCTGAGCCAAACCTACAAAATATCCCTAGCAGTGGGCAGTATGGAAAACTAATCCGTAATCTTTTTGTTGCTCCTCCAGGATACAAGTTGATTGTTGCTGACTACTCGCAGATTGAGCCACGCATTATTGCCTCGTTCTCTCGTGACCCCATTATGCTTGAGAACTACCTGACTGGTGGTGATATTTACACCACGATTGGTAACACGATGGGATTAGATCGCAAAGCAGGTAAGGTCTTAGTTCTTGCCATGTCATATGGCGTTGGCCCAGATAAGATCGCCCAAAGCATTGGCTGTACCGTTACAGAGGCACGAAAGTTGTTAGATGATTTCACCAAAAAATTTAATGATATTCAAAAATATCGTGCAAAGGTTATCCGACAAGCAGTAGCCAATGGATCCGTTCCTTTTGTGGAGACTATTTTCGGTAGACGCCGTTACATCCCAGACCTCAAGAGTGGGGATAAGGGGCTAAAGAACAGAGCCGAACGACAAGCCTTTAATACCATGATTCAAGGATCTGCCGCAGATTTGATGAAATTAGCCATTGTTCGGGCACATTCNTGTTTCTTGGACGAGCCAGACGTAAATGTCATACTTACAATCCANGANGAGTTAGTAGTTGTAGCACGTGAGGATTTAGCGGATGAAGCAGCCGAAGCAGTAAGGGAGTCAATGGAGGGCATCAAACTTTCAGAAATTATCGTTCCATTGATTGCTGAAGTAAAAGTAGTAGATAAATGGGGTGACGGTAAGTAGTGTATACTAAAGGCATAAAGCGACCCTGCACAGCGCTAACTGCCAGGGTCTGAGCAGCAAGGTGATTGCCACTATGGATAGTGTACCAACTAGAAACCCACCAACCGTAAGAAAAGGTTGCGCTAAAGGGACTGGTTACTCTAACCACTTATTACACAATGAACACCCGTGTGATTCGTGCAAAGAAGGAAAAAAGAAAAAAGATAAACAATGGGTTACATCTGAACCAGGAAAAATTAAACGTAAAAGTTACATACAGCAGTATCGAGAAACCAACCAAGAGCACATAAAGGCTCAAGTTTCTAACTATTACTTAAAAAACAAAGAAAGCATAAAACTTGCTCATGCAAACTACTACCAAAATAATAAAGAACATGTTTTAAATAGATTGAAAGAAAATAAGATTAAAAACCCTGAAGTTCAGCGTAAAGGATGGAGAACCAGGAGAGCACGAGTTTTAAACGCAGAAAGTGAGCCGTACACTACCGAAGAAATTTTAGAGTTATATGGGACTGCCTGTTACTTATGCGGAGAAGAAATTGACCTAACTGCACCCAGGTCAACTGCTGTTGATGGTTGGGAAAAAGGCCTTCAATTAGACCATTTGGTGCCCCTGTCTAAGGGGGGTACAGACTTAAAAGAGAATTTGCGTCCTTCTCATGGGTTGTGTAACATACGAAAAGGAACAACGTCAATAGAAGGGCAAAATAGTGAGTAACTCAGATTGGTGGGCTAAGCAGTTAGGTGCACAACCTACTTCAGCACCACAGCCACGACAAGAGATTCCTATGCCGCAATCGCAACAACCAA